GTAGCTGGACCCGAGCTTCGGTATGAATCACGCGGATTTTTCATGTCGGCCAAGACCGAGTGTGCGATCGAGGATGAAGAAAAAACCGCGGAACTCCTGCACTCTTATTGCAAGCATGAGGTTCTAAAGAGTGTTCGCTCCGAGGTACAGGGATGGCGCAAAGTAGATGAAAAGTTCATCTGGACGGAAGTTGCCAAGGCCAGCTAATGCCCAAGGGCTACCCAAAGAACGGGCCTCGGGTTGGAGCGCAGGGCAATTTATCCCGCACGCCTGAATATGCCGTATGGTGCGCAATGAAGCGCAGGTGCCTCAACCCAGAGTATCCGCTATTCAAGGACTACGGCGGCCGTGGGATAACGGTTTGCGCTGAGTGGAGAGATTCATTCTCAAGGTTCTTGGAGGATATGGGCAAGCGGCCCACTCCTAAGCATTCGATAGAGCGCGAAAACAATGATGGAAACTATGAGCCTTCAAATTGTGTCTGGGCCACGCGCGAAGAACAATCTCGCAACAGGCGTAGTAATATCAAACTCACACATGATGGCCTGACGATGAACATGGCCGAATGGTCACGCCATCTTGCGATACCTTATGGGAGTTTGCAGGACAGATTCTATCGGGGGTTGAGTACTCCCGAAATTCTAACCCGGACCAAATACAAAACGGGTCCCAAAAAACAGGAGGAAAGACTACCATGATTGTTAAGAAGCCAGATGAAAGATTCCCCACCGCCCCCGAGGGTACATTTTCTGCCGTGTGCGTTGATGAAATAGACCTCGGCAAGCAGACGAGCACCTGGAACGGCAAGGAGCGGGAGCGCCATGTCGTCCGCTTGGTTTGGCAGATAGATGAAACCGACTCAGATGGCAAGCGGTATCTGATCAAGCAAGACTATACCGCCTCTCTCGATGAAAAAGCCAAGTTGCGATTGCATCTGGTGAGCTGGCGCGGCCGAGACTTCACTTTCGATGAGGAAGTAGCTTTCGATTTAGAGACGGTCGTCGGCGCGCCATGCATGATTTCGATTGTCCACAATAAGGGAAGTCAGGGCGGCACCTTCGCCAATTTGGGTGCTGTAATGAAGCTCCCGCGGGGCATGCCGCCACTGGTGATGGATGGGTATGTGCGTGTCAAGGATCGCAAGACTGCAGCTCCGGTGCCGGCTCCAATCTCACAGCCCAAACAACGGCCCCCGGTTGAAGAAATGCCGCCAAACGTATTCGAGGCCAATGATGACGACGTCCCCTTTTAAATCATTGAGCCTTTACGAAATCGAGCATGAATTGCTCGAACTCCTGCGGATGCGGGATTCCGCTACCGAAGAAGGCGCGCCGCCAGCCGAGCTCGAAGCTATCGACCAGGCGCTCTCCGATTACTTCACCCGTGAAGTCCGTAAAGTAAACGGCATCGCGGAAGCAATCCATTCCTATGAAGCTGCTGCGGCCCAGGCGCTCTCGGAAGCCAAGCGGATGAAGGAACGTGCCGAATCCTTGGAGAATACCGCCAAACGCATTAAAGCCGCAACACTCAGGGCCATGCAGGATCACCGGGTAAGGGTTCTGGAAACCGCAGAACATCGACTCCGGGTACAGGCGAATGGAGGATATGAGCCCGTTGAATCTGAAGTGGGAGAACTGGAGGAGAAATATCTCCTGGCGTTATGCGCCATCCCACTAGCTCTCTGGCAGGAATTTGTAGAAGTGTGCACGAAGAAAAATATTCATATCCCGAGCGCCAAGGCAATCCAGGCCGATACTGACGCCATCCGCAAGGTCCTGAAGCAGACCGTACCCTGCCCGGAATGCAAGGGCTCCCGCAAGCGCATTGTGGATCAATTGGACGCAGAACTGGAAATCCAGGATTGTCCACGATGCAAGGGCGACGGAACGGTGCCGGCCACGATCCCGGGCGCCAGGTTGCTCCCGCGCGGGTATCATTTGAGGGTCGAATGAGTTTCTGCCACAGACAGCCGGTGAATCCTCCGACGACCGGACCAGCTTGGCAGAAAAGGGGGCGATCTACTGCCATTGGTCGCCCCCATTTTCTAAAAGGACACCATGAAACTGCTTGATCTTATGTTGGATGCTGTGATTGTGATGGTATACTCACTCCCGGTTATTGGCTTGTGGATTTGGAAGAAAAGGACAAGGGGATGACCGCTAGGACCCCACGGACGACTCTACCTCCCGATGTTTGTCATTGGTGCCTGCATTCTAACGGCGGCCACTGGCGGGACTGTATTGTGCTGGTACTGAATGCCGAGCGGGAAGTAAGTCGGGCGCTGGCAGAGGCGTGTCAGCGCGCCCGCGATCGCATGTACGTGCACCAAAGCGCAGCCACCAAGGAAGCTGTCCAAATGTGTGACGCCGCACTCGCCCAATACACCGCTCAATCAGGCGAAGACGGCGGGAGGGAGCGGGGATGAGGCGAAGCATACTGGGGTTCGGTGAAATCGGAGCGTTGCTGGCGATGGCTGGTGAGTTGCCCAAGCTACTACCGAAGCCGGAACCTACCCCAGACGGCAAGCCGCGAATCCGTAGAGGATACGGGACCCAGCGCTGCGCCAACCAAGACTGCACCCGCACGATTTCTGCCAACAAAGCATGGTGCGCGGCGCACGCAGATCCACAGGAGGTCAAGGGATGAGCGAGTGGCAATTAATCGAAACAGCACCGGATAGCCCGGTGGAAGCGGGAGGGAAAGAATGAAGCCACACCAGCGATATGTACGGCATGACGGAGGTGCGCGGTGGCACCTTAACGCCGGAGAAACGGGATTCACTCTGAACCATGCCAAGGTGGCCAAGGTAATGACAAAGTGCGGGCGCGGCGTTCCTCCTCCGCTTGACTATTCCGCTAACCCACCGCGCGCCCTATTGTGTGCGCAGTGCAACGGCATGGACCCTGAAAACGGCGAGGCGACATCCCACAAGACTTCGGTGGAAGCGAAAACAGGTGCGGGGACTTCGACGGAGGAGGGGGAATGAGCGACGACAAGATTAAAATTGGCGACCGTGTGAGCGTTTTCGATCCGGTTCTTTGGGGCGGGACCGATTCAGGCGATAACTCCCAGTTCTTTAAGGCGGCCAGAGTGATGAAGGTCTACTTTTATCGGTCTACAATTTACGCAGGCGGCGATTGGGTAGTGGACGTACTTTTTGATCATAGGCCACAATCAATTTCAAAAGCCCACTTCACAAGATTCATAACAAAGGTAGAGCGATGAACCAAAACACAGTCTCGCGCGATGGAATTTGCAGACACGCGGGAGTGGTATGTCGCGCAGATTGCCCGTGGTGCACAATCGACGAAATGCGGAGCCAAAAAGCGGCGCTCGAATCCGAAGTGACGAACTTAAAGGCAAAACTGAAAGAGGCTGAGAATTGGGAGAATCGCAATGGAGACTGATACGATACTGCTCAAGGGATTGTGGCGTGTTGGGGGCAAGGTTCCACTGAACGTATATGAAGGAGACAGACCGATGTTCCAGTGTCACACGCCGGAAGATGCTTCTCGCATCGTCTCAATGCTAAATGCGACAGCGGCGCTCGAATCACGACTAGATGTAATGACAAAGCTGGCAGTGGAGCACAAAGAAATAAGTGAGGCGCTCGAATCGCAGTTGGTCGAGATGGCGATGCAATTACCAAATAAAGGGGAACGTCACTCGCTACAAGAGCAGTTGGCCGAGGCGCGGGAACGCCAGAAATGGCGACCAATCTCAGAGCTTCACGAGGATTACGGAACCTGCGTGCTCATAAACATCGATGATCCGGGCCATCTAGTGACGGGCTCCAATCTCGACTTGGACTACGACGAAAGCAAGTGGACGCACTTTTCACGCATCGCGCTACTGGGCCAAAAAGAATACGAGGAAATGATCGACGCCGCTGGCGCTCTCCGCGCCAAACCAGAGGGATGGAAGCCGTCTGATCCAGTCTGGCCACCTAAGTAATATGGATTTTGGCTTCGATGATCTGGACCCGACGATCCACGCTGATAAGGTGCGCCTGAACACTGTCGACGTGTGGTTTTTCTGCGAAATTCTCGCGCGACCATTCCCGGATTGCGGCGTTTAACAGACTGATTTTTAGATTGATAGAGAGCAGAACTATGTAGTTTGCTAATGCAGCCCCAGCGAACACACAGGTAAGGATTATCTGAAAGGCTCCTGAGCTCATGGGGTCAACGCTCCACGCGGGCATTCATTACCTAAGAGTCCTTCGACGCAGGCAGCGTTACGCTGTCGGGGATAGGTGGCGGCGCCTCAACGCTTTTAGCGCTCACCGTTTCAATGGTCTTGGGGCTGAATGAAGTAGCTGGCGTAATCGTTGAAACGCTCCGCTCTACCGCCTGGCCAGTCTGGGCCGTTTTCATATTGGCGTTGCCCTCGGTGAAGTTCATGAAGGCAAACTGGAGCAGGGACATTATCCACAACCCCCAAACGCTGTTCGGTTTGGGTGCCGTTCGGAGCGCGAAGGATGCGACCATGCAAAGGTAAGCGATTAAGGCATGTTCTCCGGTGAATACTGTCCCATGTTCCATTTTAGTGGGACCGATAGAACGGGGTCGGCAAACCGCCATTGACGACTTTTGCCAGGAAGATCAAAATACCGATCAGGAGAATGACCCCGCAAACCCAAAGGACGGGCTTGGGGAGCTCGAACCTGACGCAGGCGGTATACATACCCCAGCCCGCGATCGCAAACAGCAAAACCCAGATGATGAGATTGATGGCGGCGTCCATATTTCCTCCTAAAGATCCACTACCTTGAAGCTGCCCTTGAGCTTTGCCATTGTGTTGTAGGCGAGCACTTGGGCATCAATCGCCTGCTGGAGCAGGGCATCGTCATAGGTGAGCTTCTTTTTGGTCAGCGCCAGCACATCCTGCGTGGTCTGGAGGCCGGCCGCGAAGTCATTCTTGACTGCTTCTGCCTTGAGCGCTCCGGCGCCATCTACGGGGTTGTTCTGCTCCACCGTAACAACCGTCGAGGCAAGCCGCTGAAACAGGCTGTCGAGCGCCTGGAAGCCGGGATAGGCCACGGAAATGAATGGCGCCGCGGCGTGCTCGACTCCCAGCGCCACAGTGCCAATTTTCTTCAATATGCTCAGAAATGACATTTGCTCTCCTTTTCTTGTTGAGGGGCGCGGGGCCTGGGTCCGAATCCAAACCGCAAGCGCCCCTCATCCGTCCGGTAGGGCGGAATCTGTTAGGGCGCTGGCGCCGCCGGGGTATTCGCCGTGACCGCTGCCGCCAAGCTCGCGGCGTCGGTATTCACCTGATCCACAATCGCCTGAAGCGCGGCCGGGTCCACAGTGTTACCACTGGCTGCGATCAGGGCTGAAATCTGGGAGGTAAGGCCGGTGAGCAAGGTAATCGCTGAATCTTCAACGGTCTTTTCTGCGTCTACGGCATTCTTGAGAGCGGTTAAGTCTATGGCCATCTGGTGTATCTCCTTTATCAGTTGAATCAAAACTTCGTCGGAATTGTGAACATGAACATGGATGGTCACAGCTTGTAAAACCTCGTTTTGCCAATCTGTACCGTCTGCTTGGCTGAGTCGGCCCAGCTCGGCCGCGGCGCGCCATCCGGCATTGCCTCATAGTTCGTAGCGCCGTCCGTTGGATCGGCGGTCATGGGAACCGTGACCACATCGCAGCATTCAATCCAGGCTTGCCATGCTCCCGGATTCCCGCCGGGCGTGGGCCATACCTTCGCGTTGGGATCGTTGCTGTTGAAGCTCGAGAACTGAAGCGGCTGCGTGATGACCCCAATGGTAGTTCTGGGCCAACGGCATTGTGAATCCGCCGCCCGGTTCCGGATCACCGCCAGCATCGCGGCCTTAGCGGGCATAGACTCCCCACGGGCTTCCCGAAACAGGCACAGTGCTTCCATGAATTGAGAGGCTGTGAGAGCGGGGTCCATGTTTGGTTAATTGTAAGCTATTTTCGGTTGAAAATGTTCCATTTATTGAGTCGCCGTACAGACTCCCCCGGGCATCGCTGCGTTAATCACGATCTGCACCGCCGTGACATTGCAGCCGGAACTGTTACGCGCACAAGCCGAGACTTGCGGGAGGGTCAGCACCATAGAGCGTTGAGCGTTGACATCGAGTTGATCTGTTACGCCGTCCCCATTAACATCACAAAGGCTAATGCTTGGTAATACGGACACGGCACACGTAGGGCCCGCAGTCACCGCAATGGGTTGACCAGTGGCCGAGGTAGCGAGAGGAGGGACCGCGCCGCCCGCGATGCTAATGGTTACGTTCTGATTCCCCAACCCCGCCGGGACGACTGGCCAGGTAATCGTAGAAATAGGGCCGTCCGAGATCATCGAAGCGTTGAGCGGTTGACCTGGGGGCGGAGGTCCGGCGCCGGCCTGAATGAGCGAGAATCCGGCGAGATAGACGGCCTTGAACGCCGAGCTCGCACTGCCGGTAGAAGTCACCGTGAAAGCGCCTAGCGCGGAAGGGGCAGTAACGGTATACTGCAAGCCCACCGAGCCCTGCGAATTTGTGAGCGAAGTCGTGACGCTGAGGGGGTTCCCAGCCCTCACGCTTACGGGGCAATTGAGGCCGATATTCTGCCCGATCAGCGGCAGCGAGAGCAAAAGCGATAGCAGTATTTTCATGGTTCTCTCCTCTTTTTCTTGGCATCATTCCGCCGCATGGAAGCGGTAGCGCGATTATCTCGGAAGACTTGAAACTGGATTTTCTTCCACTTCGGATTGACGATGCGGAAGTTTATCACATGGACCAGCCCGCAATCGCAGCAGGCCATCTTATAGCCATTCCTGCGCTTAGGTTCGATCCAATCGCCTGCGTTTGGTCTGTCGTATTTCATGGTCCGATGTGGCAACCTTGCCCCAGCGCAGCATTGATGACCCGCTGAGTATCGGTTATAGTGCAGGTTCCGGTGAGTGTGAGGCTATTGGTACAAGCTACCAACCCCAGCCCCATATTTGTTTGCATTTGCACGTCTATAGCGATAGGCAAAGTCGGCGGCACATTATGGCTCGCTGGAGCACATGTCACCGTGGGCGGGATTGGCGGTATCGGACTAGTCAGCAAGCGCCAAGCAAGCTCGTTATCAATCCCGGGCGCTCCAAACGCCTCACCGTAATCCTTTCCCAACTTTCCGAATGAGACTCCAAACAAGCAGGGCGGCGTGTTCACCGGGGTTGTATCGTTACAGTTCTCCGCGCTCGACACCGTATCTGTTACCAGCCCATCACAAGCAGGGCCAGAGCATGGGAGTGTTATTGAGTTCAAGTTGGCCGCACTTGTCAGCCCTGCCGTTGGTCCGCCAAGCGATGCCGAGTAGCACTCATCGGCCCAGGTCTTATAGGTTGCGATCAGGGTGACGGAGTACAGCCATCCGATGCCGCCGCAGTTGGTTCGGGTAAGGTTGCGATCTCCGGTCCCGTCAAAACAGTACGTGGCGCTGGAATTGCAGACGCTAGAGGCTGCTGGCGCGTAGGCTATCGAACTCCCGCTAAGATTCCCAACCTCTCCATATAGGCCGTATGCGACCGTAAGAACCGCATGGGTATCGTCAGAGCAAGAGGCGAACTTGTATACCGTCCGCGGCGTCACCAACCCAGCAAACGGATTTGCGGTACAGTGCGTAAGGAAGTTGGTCCCAGTGCCAACTAGCGCAGTAGAGCCGTTAGCGATTGCTACCGTCCCAGCTCCAGCCACGGTCGCTTGGTCGTTCGACTGGCTGTTGACTTCATAGTAGACTCCTCGATTCGATGTGTCGCGCCCATAGTTATTCTGCCACGTTACGGCCTTGGTGACGGCATTGAGCGCCAATGTCGCTAGCGTGGGCAGGTTGCAGCCTTGCGCTGTGGCATCATGTGCAGATTCGTAAACCGCCTCGAATGCCTTGATGTTGATAGCCTCGCGCCAGGGAGCGCCCTGGTACTGAAACGGCGCGGTGAATGTCTTGGGAGCCGATACATAGCTGGAGTTCAGGGAAAATTCATTCTCGCTCCACGATCCATCTGAGTTCTGCTGGCCCACCCAATAGGTCCCGTAAGTGTTGAGCCAGGAACAATACTGCGTGTGCCGCGTGGCGTCCGTGTCTGTCTTAGCGCCGTCTGCGATGGCCCACAGCGTGTATCCGGACTCTCGCAGATCGGCATTGAATCCCCACGATGGGACCGTGATCGACACCCAGTTGTAAAGTCCAGGGAACCGCACCGCGGTAGTTTCCCCTGCCCTAAAAAACTGAGACAGCATCGCAGAAGCGCGCGGGCTGAGAGTGCGGTAGCCATGATCAATAACCCATTGCCACTGGATTTCTGCAAACTGCCGCGCCCACGTCCGGTACCGCACGTCCCCGGTTCGATAGTACAGGCGGTACAGCGCTATCGTCACATCGTAATAGTTCCAGGAGGTAGTCGGATTCTCGACCGTCCAGCATGTGAAATTGCAGCCGTAGGAGTCGGGCACCAGGGACATCTTGAAGCCTGATACCCCAGAAAAGGAAGGAACGGAGAAGTGTTCACTGGCGACAATCGTGCTCGATGTAACGCTGGAAATCGGCACGATCATGCGACCTGACTGCGGCCCGTCTACCGACTGCCAAGCCATCGTGACGTATGCAACGCCGGAGAGTGCCGCGGTCTGGTCAACCGTGGTGTTGATGGTATCACTGCCCTGCGTATAAGAGAAGGTGCCGGCGAGCGCTGCTCCAAGCTGCGGGGCTTCCGAAAGCGCAATCGGGACGAAATAATCGACGGTGCCCTTATCGGCCAAGTCGCCGTAGACCCACGGGTTAGCGCCGTAAGGGATCAGCGGACCGATCAGATTGTTTTGGATTGCGGACAGTCCCGTGTTGCACCAGCCGCTAGGAAGCGTGGTGCATTGCCCGAATGAGACAGATCCAAACAGAATAAAGAGTATGGCTGCAACAACAAAAGACCAAGGAATAGCGGCTAAGCACCATAGGCTGCAAGATACAATCCGTTTGTTATCTGCCGTCATAGGCTCCGCACGAACCTCAATGTGTCCTGAAGGGCGAAGGTGAAGATCGGGAACTGACCTGCATACAAGCCCGTGGGCGCGGATAGAATCTCACGAACCCGATAGCGCGCCATTTCCGCCTGCATCAAAGCGCGTTCTTCTCTGCGGCGTTCACGATCCCGCGCGCGCCGTCTGCGCTTGTTGTTCACCCATCGGCGCTGTTGGGCGCGCTTACGCTCCAATCTTTCCTCAGCCGTAAATATTCGGGGACGCGCCATCTAGTTGACTGACTCCACCATGAGTTGCTCAAGAGTTACCGAGTTTCCAGCAGTGTTCGTTGAGCAGGTAAGCCGAAACGTCACTGCTTTATTTGCATTAGTGGCAACGGCGACGGGTTGGGCGATGGTGTTTCTAACCAATATCCCTAATTGCCCAGACCCGATTAGGCCAGTATTGACATTGACGGAAGCTCCTGCTGCCGCAGTTCCTTGTACAAGAAATATAGCCCCTATGCCTGTACTTGTGAAATTTACAGAGGCAGATGGGCCAGTAAAAACCACCGTCGTTCCTAGGAGCATGTCAAACGTAAAAGTGGGGGTACCTTGACCTGTAACTTGGAACGCCACACTGACCTTGAACCCCTTATTCGCAATCAGCGTGTTTGCCGGGATGGTATAGGTCGTGGCGAAGTTCGTTGGAGTGGTCGCGCCAATCGTACTGCAAACCAATGTGTCACTAGATCCAAGTTGGATGCTTGGAACGGTTTCAAGCGGGTTAGATGTAGCCAGAAGGTCATCGTAAACCTTAAATGTTCCTCGTGTGCTATCCACGGCAACTTGGCCACTCGCGGACGGTGCAGCGCCAGCGGAAGTAGGGACCTTGTGAGAGGTCGCACTTCCCATATCCTGCGCGCCGGTCGAATAGGTGTTCGTCTGATCGGTTCGTACTACCGTCGCTGGCAAATCAGCGGATGCAATCGCACGAAACGCCGGATCAGCCGAACTTCCGGCAGAGAATAGCGCCTTAGTAGTGCTGGCATCTGGGCCAACCGCAGTCGGCGCGGTGGTTGCGTTGCCGGCGTACAAGGCATGGGCCGTCAGTGTAGCCAACCCCCAGCCGCCGTTCGCCACAGGAGTTATCCCCGCCGGATTTACGGAAAACCGAGAGTAAGTCAGAGCATCGGTTCCGACTGTGGTTACTGTAGAAGTGAGAAGCCAGGACGTAAGCGCATTCACTGTCCCGCTTTGTACTGGAATCGCTCCGGTCGAATTGATATTGCTTGGCGAATTGTAGTCGAGAGCGCGAGTGAAGATCGGAGACACCCCCACGCTCCCGACGACTGTGGCCGTATAGATCCCGTTTTGGAACCCCGATGATTGATCCTTCAAGAGAACGCGCTGGCCCACCGTGCCAATGGAAATTCCGTCGAGCGTAAAGGCCCCGGTCGCTGTCACCGTGAAAAATGCCCCAACCCCCGCAGTTCCATTATTATAAGTCCCGGTGAGTGATGCCGTTGACGCGGCGAGCACTGCCACTGCCGGGTTGACGCCAGATACTGCATTGGCAACTGCCGTATCTGTATAGGCGGTACTAGCGGGCTTTGTTGAATTGTCGTTTTGCGATTGAGTGGTGACCGTAGTCCCGTTTGCTAGCGCGGTAGCGGTAGTCGAGCTTGGTATTGCCCCGCTACTCGGATAGGTGGCCGTCCCGCTATTGACGGCGGGGACTTGCGCGAGAAGCGGCAACGCGAGAAGGAACAGAAGGAATCTCATTTGGCCTTCTGCGCCTGCTTCTGCGCCTGTTCGTGAATCTGAACGCCTAGGCACTGGCCTAGGTTTTGTTGATAAATCCTGATCTCGGCTTTCAGTTCCGCAATCTCCTGCTCTGGGTTTGGTTTCGGCGCATCCTCGGCCTGAAGCGCAACGGCAATCAGAATCGCAGCAAATCGTATCAGCATCCCGACCCCACGTTGTCCACCAGCGTTACTGGAGTCGCGCTCGTCCCAGCCTTCATGACGATCTTGCAAGTCCCAGAATTTGTGCCGGCCACGGCCTTGAAGGTAACGTACCCAGCACCCGGAGCGGCATCTGCTATCGCATTCTTTGACAGATATAGCGGATTAGAACCAGTAGTATCGTTTGATATGATCGGCCCCACCGCCACATAGTTGCCAAGTGTAGCGAATTGCGTAACAGCGGGGACTGACAACTGGTGAGCGGAAGCGCTTGTGTTCTGAAGAAGTGTTTCGCCCGTGACGCCATTGATGAGGAAAAAATCGTAATCCGTGAGCGTGCCCTTGACGCAGGAGTTTACGGTCGCACAATGACCTTCAGCGCCCATAGTGTATGGCAAGGCGGATGTAGACCCATCTCCCGATACAGCGCCGAAATTCATCTGAGAATCAAAATACTTTGTAATGGAATCAGCCTGTGCTTCTACCAGGATAGAAACAGAATTGAGATCAGCCCCAAAAGCTCCTCCAGCGCTAAATGCAAGCGCAACCAACTGGCTGTTGAGCGATTGGTTGATGTTTACCGAAAACTGGTTAGCGGCGAATCCTAACGCCGGCGCAGTGCCTGAGAAGTCATTGGTTCCGAAAATATAATACTGCGATCCGTCATAGAATAGATTCCCGCAGCCGAATGTGGATGAGGTCGCATAGGTCTGTAATTCTCCGAGGGCGCCGCAGGGAGAACCGCCCCCACCACCTCCGGTGGATGTAAGAGTGAATGTATTCGTTGCGGCGGTCCAGCTACATGTCATCCCCGTGGAGCAGTTCAGGCGCGCTATGCCGGTTCCCCGCTGCGCCAGAGTGGTCCCGCTCTGCTGAAAGCCCAGGATGATGCCCTGGCTCGCCGGATCTTGCGCGCGGGCATTGATAACGCAGAGAGCCAGCAGAAGAATCAGAACCGCAATCCGCCACCAGTCCACAAAGCCGAATTTCTGCGGCTGGGTAGCAGGAGCCGGCGGATAAGATACTGGATCAGGAGATTCTACAATCGGCGCTGCGGCAATCGGAGCCTCAATAACTGGCTGCGCTGCCGATTCCGGCTGGGGAAGCGATCCGAATCCGGGATGCGTTTCAAGAGCATGCTCAGCCCACGCAAGTTGATCCTCCGGGCTCAGATACGGCACACAGCGCTTCGCTTCGCGAGTGTAGAATTGAAGATCCCTCATACCATTTGCTCATCCTGAAAGAATGTGGTGCTGCCGGTCACCCCCTGCACGTATCCCGCGATGTCGCCGGGATAGTAAACGCCTTTCCGCTCGAAAGTATAAGTCGCCCCAATCGGAACCTCGCGCGGGTTGCTGTTGGAAAACGGCTTCAGCACCTTGTAGTTTTCAGTTGGCCAATTCGTAACGGAAGGATCTTCCCCAACCGTGATGCGGTTGCATTGCGTCTGCGCCGTGACGGCAGTAGCCGCGACGGAAGAAACCGTGATGGTATCGGTATAGCCGGGTCCGTGGTTTGCCATGTTAATTCATCCTGCAGTGCGAACCGCGACGAATCGTTACGAGGTCCGCCGCGGTCGCTGTCGAGACCATGATTCTGATTTGGCTGGAGGATGCATTGCTGGGAGCTTCGATGAATCCAGAAATCTCAGCCATGTAATTGGTGGCAGTTGCTCCCGGCGTTGCGCTCACGATTGCCGTTGCGGTGGTCGTCGTGAGTGTCGCCAGATTCCCCGCCGTGGAAGCCGTTGTGCTCGTTCGGATGTCGCCGCGCGCCGCAATGTTAGTTGGGCTTACTGTCACGTCTTGAATCCCGAACGCTACCGCGTCATTGGCGACTGCCTGAGAGTAAGTGAAGTAACAAGCAAACGGAACATTTAACGCCGTACTCGCTGGGATCGTGAAAGACAACCCCGTGATGAGTTCCAGCGCCGTCCCGACTCCGCTGGTCGTGAAATCGGTGCTGACGAATACGAATGAGGGGATCTCGGCTATTTGATAAGCCAGCGCGTCTATCGTGGTCCCGAAAGCCGAGGCGCCAGTCGATGCAGCAGCCCGCACTAAAGCCGAACGCGCGGCGATGCTGGAGCCGAAGTAAGACCCCGTCAGTGTCGAGCATGTTCCTACCAGTGAGGTCGTGAGCGCTGTTATTGCTTGGTTGGTGCAGGTCGTAGCGCTGAATAGCGCCGCGAAGTCAGCCGCCACTAGCGCCCGGAATGTCGGGGTTGCCGCGGCTCCAGTTGCCGGGCCAGCTAGCACGTAATTGGCGGTAACGGTGGATTGCCCTAGAAGCGTACCTCCTGGAATATTGTCCACCGTTCTGATAAGCGTATTGGTTGCGCTGTAGAGGTCGAAACGGTACGTTTGCCCGGGAGTCAGCCAGATATTCGCTTGGCCGGCCGCGTCGAGTTGCAGCGGGTTATTGTTGGCGACTCCCCCGCTTGGTGTGGTGTAGGTATTCTGCGGCATCGTTCCACCTGCTGCAAACTGATAGAGGAAGCAGCCGGCGCATGGAGCGCCAAGCGAGTCCCCGAGTTGGGTCCAGATATTCGGCATGGCGGCTTTTTGGGCGAAGGCTGGGAGCGCCAGGCCAACAATCAGCAGAATGTGATATATTTTCGGCATGTGGGCGCGGGTCTGGTTCCTGCTTTCGATGTTCTGGGCTACCGCCTGCATCTGGGGTGGCGCTTCCGCTGAACGCGGCCTTGAGAGCAAAGATTTCTTTCTGGCTTCGCTGCCGTTCATTGCTCGGCTCCTGTTCCGCTGGGTGGTAATTGGGCGCTTACGGCGATCTGACTAAGGATCTTCGCTGCCCTCATATTGCTCTGCGTTAGGTTCAAAGGCGTCCCGGTGCGCTGCGACGCTTTATTGATGGCAATTGCGAGCTTGGATTTTATGCCGGGGAAATCCAGGATGCGCGTAGTAAGCCCCGCCACAGCCCCTACTGGACCCGCAGCCGCCATTCCAGCCCCGCCACTCGCTAGGCTCTTGAAATCGGTTACATCCTGGTTGCCGGCCCGTCGAATAGCACGTTCTAGTGATGGCTGGAGCCCTAAAAACTCAGATTCCTTCGCGTTAAGCGCTTTCAGTTCCGGCGCTTGCTTTTCAATTTCCTCTTTGTAGCCGCGCGCAAGGGCTTTTTCGGCTTCGATCTGCGCTTCACTCAATTCTCCGTAGGAATTCTTGGCGTTCTGATAGCTGCCTTGCTTTTCGGCCTGGGCAACATCTAGCGGAATCGGTTCGCCGGGGCTCGCTGGAACGGCTGGACGTATCTCAACACCATTGAGTTCATACGCGGGCTGTCCGGGGCGCACACCCTTACGTGCCAAGAACGCGTCACGCGCCTTGTTTATGGCAGCGGTGGCTTTCTCCGGGAGAGCGCTAACGGTGCTCACGTCATTCAACCGGGAAGCTACTGCCTGCGGGTCAACTGTTGCGCCTTGGGCGGTGCGGGCGTCTATTACGGCTTTGGTTTTCTTCCCATAATCGGAGATGAGGTCCGAGAGTTTGGCGGCCCCGGCTTCAGTAACCGGGATCTCGTTCGCTAGCGCTGTTTTGGTAGCAGCACGAACATCCGCGAGAGTAGGGGCATCGGCTACCCCAGGCTTCAGCGCGGACTTCATGAGGCCTTCGGATACTGCGGTTCCGGCGCGTTCCACGGTTGGACCTACCACTTTGCTAATAGCTGGCGCAACAGCAGGCTTGCTGAGTGCCGCAACCGCTAGGGCAGTGCCTACTGGATCGGTGGCAAATTTTTCCTTGACATAATTGACGACCGTATCTATCGGGTGTTTCCAAAGATCCTGAAGCCCCTTGATGGTGCTCTGCTTATTTGCCTCAAATACATCGCGAGGCTCTTGGCCTGCGGGGATGTTTTCATCCGTAGGCATTCCCGGAAACGTCGGGTGTGTAATCGCGTTCAGCGCGCTGCGCGGAATGTTGGAAATTGCGCGCTCCATAACGCCCGGCTTCTGCGATGCCCCCGCAGGCGCAGGCATGTCGCCCCAATCATTAGCCGCATGATCTCCCCATTCGTTCGGCGTCATTGCTTTATATACACCGTGGGATCACCGGGCTTTGTGTATTGCGCACCCTTCGGTAAAGCGTCTCGTTCAGCCTTGCTGCTGACTGATTTAACTGCACCACCGCCAGCGTTCTTGCTGGCCGGCCTCAGCGTGTTCGGATCAAACCCGCGCTTCTGCAAAATCGCCGCCGCATCCTGTCCCACGATTGGAAACTGATTCTGCAAATGAGCATTGTCTCGCTTCTCTTTCAAGGGGATCATGCGGCCGCTGGCAATTTCCAAGAGCTTTTCGCCGGCTTGCCGCATTTGCTGCGGGCTTCCGTTGTTTCCAAGATTTGCGAGAATTCCATTGATTTCGCCTTCGGCTGGAACCCCCCCGGTAGCCACCTTCCCTGTTTCGCCCGCGAGGAATCGAGCGACTAGAGCCGCGTTTTGCGGGGCAGGGCCGCCGAACATCGCGGACACTGCGTTATAGGCCGCGTTCCCCGGCTTAAATGATCCATTCTTCAAAGCGTCGGCTGCCTCAAGATACAGGTCCGCATGATGGATTAGTGTATTCAGTGCCAATACCTGCCCACCCGCCTTGCCATTGGAACTGCTTGTGAATTCCTTGGCTGTGTTGTAGCGGTTGTCGATGTCCACTTCATCAAAACTTGAATCTTTGGCGCGCGCCTGCGACAGCAATGCTGGGTTGCGCCGCAAAAGAGTTCGCGCAGTACCTGGGTCAATTCTGCCCTCAACTAACATTTGCGCCGTATCATCCTGCTGGGCTGGAGTCAGTGTAACGTTCGTAACCGGCCGCGCCTCGCGTTTGGATTGATCCAGGCGCTTCAGTGCTAGTTCAGCGTCCTTACTGGCCTGCACTTCAGCCGGGGTCGCGCCGGGCTTCTTACCGGCCGCTACCGCCAGCGCTAGGGTTACTTCGGTCGGATTCCGTTCTCCGGTTGCATTCGGATTATCGGCCTTAAACCGTTCGTTGGCCGTCATCCCCGCTTTGTTGAAAGCATCGGCTGCGGTCTTAGGATCGTACTGTTCAACCGGAACCGCTTGCAGAATTCTGGATGCGACTCCATGCGGGAGCGCGTCAATGAATTGCTGATAAGCTTCCGCATCCTTCGGTGGATTGGTAGCGAGTGCTCCGGTAGCCTGCTTCAATGCTTCTTCGCCGGAAAGCCGTGTTTCCCGGCCTGCCGCCGTGGCTGCTTGGCTCGTAGCCGCGGCGCCGCGTGCCTGCGATCCCAAGGCGTTCCGCATCTTCTCGCTCTGATCCATCAGCGATTGAGAGTATTTCTGGACAATGGCTTTCGCCGCGGCGCCAGTCGGGTCTTGCTGGTTGGCTTGGTCTAATTGCTGAATGATGGGCTGAGCGTTCTTGGGATCGAGCGAACCATTCGCTACTCCGATGGCCAGTCGGTTGCGGAAGAATGCCGGATCGTACCCCGTTGCCGCGGCGCCCGCTCCGATTGCTGCGCCGTTCTCGGTGTGGATCTGCTGAAGATCGGCCTGCGCCTTCTGGAGTTTGGTATGTGCCTCCGCGCTGTCATCGAGCGTTTTAAGAAGCGTGGGGATTTGATGCCCCTGACCGGCCTTAATCAGCGCATCGCTCAACTTTGTACGATCGAATGTTGGAAGACCGGTATCCGGGTCATTTGTCACCGCTCCGGAATAGGCAGCATCAAGCGCCTTGCGGTCATTGACCGCCTGCTGCATCTGCTGCAACCGCATGGCGCTTTCCTGCTGGTTCTGCTGCGCTTCCTGGATCTTCAGCGGAAGAAGCTGCTGCGCCTGCTTCAACTGCATGATCTGCATGATGTCCCCGAAGGGATTGATGGGCTGCTGCGGCCTTACCTGCAGAGGGATGTTACTGTCAATCGGCATTAAGTCATCATCACCGTGTTGCCGTTGTTATTGGAAAGAGTAGGATTCAAATCGGAAGGGCGATTGTAGAAGCCGCTAGTATTCAAGCTGCCCTGTAAATTGTTATTGATGGAACTTAGCCCGCCAGAGCCGCCACCATTCAGCAGATTGTATAGAAACAACTGATTCGCACTATTTGCCACGCCGTTGAGCGCACCGCCCCAAGCATTCGCGCTACCGACTGCCCCCGCTGCTCCCGCGTTCCCGGCGCCCGTGATATTATTGCCGATTAACTGATTGGTTTGCTGGGTCAGCCCGGTATTCAACCCAAGCTGGTTATTGATAGCGCCACTTTCGAGTGAGCTTTCCTGGCCGGATGCGTTCAGCCCCAGCCCGGCGCCTTGGAACAGGTTTTGAAGCTGCTGCTGGTGGCGCGCAAAGGCGTTCTGATACTCGTTCGATGCGAAACCTTGGCCGTATTGGGTTAAGGCCTTGAGCGCGCCGCCAGAGACGGCCCCGCCTCGCGCCGCCGCAGACTGTTCGATGGCTTTCTGTCCTTGCGATAACCGGAACTGATAGCCTGGATCGTCGGCTAGATTGAACTGAAACGGATTCTGGAGTGCGGTATTGAGGCCACCAGCCGCTGTAGTGCCAACGCCTTGATATGGCGCGAAGTTCTTCTGGATCAGGTTCCGGTCGTCGGCCGATAGATCGTTTATCTGCTGGCGATTTAGATTGGTGTTCCCTTGGATGTACTGGTTAGCGCGGTCTGCGGCTTCCTGCTGGAGTTGCGCGGCACGCTTAGAGGCGTTGGAGCCGAATAACCCACCCAGGAGGCTGGTCCCGGCGCCAATCCCCGCTACAACCGCCGTAAATGGCACTACATCGCCTCCGTGAAGTTCTTCTTATGCAAAGCCACCAGGCTCATCGTCGTCACTCTCCCGCCGCGTACCGTATGGTCGATCAACGTTCCTTCATGCACAAAACCCTGCTTGCGCAGGAATTTCTTGATCCGGGTATTGTCTTGAAAGTAGGTTGCGAAAACCTTCTCGACTTTGCCGGTAAACAGCATCTTCAGAAAGTTTTTGACTGCGAACGCCGCGACTCCGGTGCCGTGAACGTCTTTCGAGAAACAGATTCCATGAAGTGAGCCGAGCCGATGCGTCACCGGAGCGTATCCGATGCAGCCCACCAGTTTCCCATTATGCAGTGCACCCATGCAGATTTCGCCCCTTTGAAATCTGCGCCCCATCTCCACTTCAAACTCCTCGATCATCTGCGGGCCACCGTCATCAAAGTTAGCTCTTGGGTACTCGTTCAACCACTTCCAGAGCAACGGAATGTCATCCCGCGTGACACCTCGCAGAGAGACGGTGCCGCAGTCCACGTCTTTGGGCTTGCCGTTCAACACCACCGGCATTTGGGCAAGGCTCATACTATAAAATGTACCTTTGCGTAAGAGTATACAACCAATAGGCCTCTTTTCATAGCAAGGATTTCGGGACTACTGTGGTCCCGACACAGACTTGTGCCCCGTAAGTCGGCGGGGGAGGATTCAGGAGAGAAATGGGCGAGAAACACCCCCCGGCTGGCGTTGTGACTGCGATAGGACAGCAAAACGGCGTTTCCGCAGTCGCACCTAGCGAATCCGTTACCTTGTACTTGACGCAGAAGGCACCGGTGACGGTCGGATAGCCCGAAATCTCGCCTGTTACCGGATTTAGCACTAGCCCATTGGGAAGCGTGATCGGCGATGCGCTGGGGACCAATACCGAACCGCCTGAGCTCGAAGTGGTCAGTGCTCCCGCTGCGGCGTCCGAGGCTGTAAACAGGCTGAAAGCGACCGGGATAGTCCCGACAGACGGAGTCAGCGAGATCAGGAACGTGCAGTTTACGAGAACCCCATCCGGGATTACCAGAACATCAAATCCGCCCACGTCGACGGTGTTTCCTGAGAAGTTCAGAGATTTCCCTGCGCCGGCCGCACCCAGCGCGACGGATTGCAGGGTCATATCAGACGAAACGAACGTCCAAACGACTTCGGTGCAGAGATCCCCAGCGGTTGACGCGATGGTAACCGGAAGCGTGACGGTGCCTCCCGGAATCCCCGCTCCTGATCCTATCGAGAGGGTAATCATGGGATGATCTCGAAGAAATATGGCGGTGTGCCACCGGTGACTTGTAGGAACTCATCGTAGAAAACTCCTACCGTGGCGGTGGTGCCTCCGGATGGGCAGTCGAGAGTGAGCGGCGCCGGCGTTAAGGGAGTCGCCAGATAATACAGAACACCGCAGAATCCGCCGATGATGGGGAAGTCTTGATACAGAGCCAGCACGCTTCCGAGCTGGCTGGATGTCGCATCTACCGCTGTACCGAGAAAATCCACATCGCCGGGAAAAGCAGAGGGTGGGGAAAGTGGATCGGCCAGCGAATCCCATAGGACAATCGCAGGCCCCCACGCGCCTAAACTCTGCTGGCGCGCGTAGAGAATCTGTACCTGGCCCGTCATCGAGTCGATTTCGGTGGCCCAGGAGATGAAAATATCGTTATCGTTCTCAAATGTGAAATTGACTTCACTGAATGGGCCGGGGTCGCCATTAGTGAGAGCCAAGTCTACTAGCGTCCAAACCGGAGCCGCGGAAGGCGTCCCACTCCAGTAGCCAGGGCTCGAAAATCCCGATACCGCTTCGCCCCGCAAGATGAATGGGAATCGGATTTCATCGCTGGTTGCAATGTAAATTCCCGGCCCCCACTGAATCTGCGGATTGTTATAAGTGGCCATCGTGGTGGGTGCGCCGACGACACCAGAAGCGTAAATACGGACGTTTTCAGAGTGCGGAAGCGATGCGCCCTTTTCGAGCGTGGCGATGTAGGTATTATCGGCGGTATCCACCGCCATACTCAGGAAAATGCGTTCCGTCGCTGCCGTTACTACGGTCGTCGGACCAGCCCAAGCTACGCCGTTATAGGTATCTAGATGAACCGAATAAGGGCCACCAAACTGCTTCTGATAGACAGCAATGATGTCGCCGGAACTAAGCTCCCTCCAGTCCGTGAAGTTCGGGAGCTCGGTGCTCTGTGGGCTTTCGGCTTCCCACAGGTCCGTAGTCATGTTGAACTTGCGGAACACCATTCCTGTAGCACCGGATTTGATATAGACGATGCCAATTTTGGAGCCAGCGATCTTTTGCGGATTGTTGATACTTCCAGTGATGATCGGTTCGCTAGCAGTGTCCTGCGCGGTCCAAGTGGCCCCGTTGTCGGTGCTCTTGAACATGCGGAGATGCGAAACTCCGCTGGAGATGATGAGATTCTTGCCAATCGCGTAAATATTGGAGCCGTTGAAAATCGGCCGCCAGACATCCCCAGCAGTGCCGATAAGGGCAATATCCGCGCTAGTGGCTTCAATGACTGCTGGAGTCGGCATGTTCCTTCAGGAATTTCTCCGCGGCTTCGCGGCTTTCAAACGCAATCCCCACTGTCTTTCCGTTTTCGAGCACGATCTTCCAGCGGCGTACTCGCGTGAGTGATCCTTTGCGTTCCAGGACTTCGCCGCAGCCGTCCGCGCACCAATGCTCAAAAGGCAGGATCATGGCAAAGAGCTCGAAGTGAGCGTAAAACTCTCTTGATCGGTAGAGCTGCGGCTTTGGATGTAGACTGCGACTGCTGTCGCCGTCATGAATGGAGCGGTGTCATTGAAATACTGAGTGTAGCTGATGCCGTTGTCCAAACTCATCCAAGCGGAGAGCGCGGTTCCGACGCGCGTGAGTTTGATAAAAACCGGGTTGTTCACTGGAGCGCAAGTGCAGGTTCCGGAAATGATCCCGTTGGCTGCGGCCGTAGTTCCGCCTGAAATAGCGTCATCCTTCAGGCCGCGCTGAATCGTCGCTCCAGTTTGGGAATCTATCCCTAATCCCTCCGTGTTGGTCCCATCTGTGAAGCCCGCCAAGATTGCCGGAGGTCCGCTAGCGCCCGCTGGAACCGCCGCGATGAAACCCAGGAATATAGTGAAGTTACCAGCGCTCACTGTGTGATAAACGCCGTCGATTTTATTCGTGCCGGATGAGGCAGCTACAATCCTGACGCTGTTGCTGTTGTCGGTGCGTGTCGATGTCGCGCCAAGCGTGGTCCAGTTTGCCGGGACGATGTTCCCGCCCCCGCCTCCACCACCCCCGCCGCCACCACCACCTCCCCCGCAGGGGATGGTAGAATCCACAAAATTACCGCCCGTATCGACGGTGATGCAGTTCCCGGAAACCAGAGCTCCGCTAACGGTCCCGACTTCATTCGTGTTGCCGGATTTGGTTCCTACTTTGATGTCGTCTGTTCCGTTTCCGAATACTGGCTCATCGGCAGAGAGCGCTCCGGTATGAGTGACCGTCCCTGCGTTAGTGGCCCCTGCCAAATTGTTGATTAGGTCCGTGACTACGGTACTCAGTCCGCCGAATGTCTGAAGATAGATGCCGATGGACCCCGCTGGAGGTGCGGAGGTGGACGCTACGCCGGAATCCATCGTATCCCCGGCAATGCTCGTGCTGGGCTGCGCCCAATGTCCCGCTGTAGACCCGCCCCCATCCACTGTGGTGATGTGCAGGCCAGATTGCTGAATCACGGCGCTGCCGGAGTTTCCGCAGGCAGAATCACAGACGCCGATAATGCCCGTGGTGTCGCCAGTACTGGTGATGATGACCTTCGATGGCGCTCCGGTGAGCTTCACCAGTTTATTCGTGGTTGTGCCGGTCCCGGTTTCATTGGCGATAGTGACGCAGTCCCCGATCCCCAGGATTGTGCCTGTGGTTGTAATCGTTCCACCAGAAGCGCCGCAGCCAGTTGCTACGGAACTGACGGAACCTTTTCCATTGAACGTATTCCAATCTGTCGATGTGAGGAAACCCGTTAATGATGTGCTAGCGTTCTGGGCCACATAGCCGGAATCGGCTCCATTGCCCGCTCCATCGCCTTTGATGATGTTCGTCGTGTTCGGAATCGTCGCGCCGCCGGACGGAGTATGGCAGGCTCCGTCTGCCCCGAGGTATTGAACCCCGGAGCAAGCAGAGAACAGACCTACGACATCGGCCGCTGCTACGGTGTTCGTAATCGTTCCCGAGACGGTGATCGGGGAGCCGCTGACGGTGCCGAGATTGGTAGCGAATCCCGCGCTGGTAACTGTCCCGCTTCCACCCCCACCCCCGGTAATCTGCGTCCAGGTTCCCGTCAATGACGTGATCGCAGGGAGCACGCAGCCCCAATACTGATTACCGGCTGAATAGTATTCCATCGGGGAATTGGCAAGGCACACGCCAGAGGGCGCGGCCCAGACCATGATTGTCCCGGTTGTACGCTGATTCTGGGCGAAAGCCGACATAGCCAAAAAGAATGTTATTATGACCCAGAACCGAGGTGATGACTCATTCTCCCGCCTAGACCGCCGGGAACTATAGGCTGCCCGTGAGGCGACATAACGGGAGAGCTTTTTGGATGTCGCATTCAAACTTCCCGCAAATACCGCAATACCGCAATACCGCAATACCGCATTTCTCATATCTGCAACCCCGGAACCGCAAACGCCGGCGGGATTGGCGAGAGGTTCACAATCGACGGATCAACCCCCGCGGCCGTCGCGCTCACCGCGGCCAGAATAGTGTTATCCCACAAGAACTTGAAAACCTGCCATTCGCCCATCCAAAGCACTGGAAAGGTCTTGTCGATCAACTGAAAGAACTGGACATTAGCATGGGGAAGCATGGGGCTTCCGAATTGCGCCCCGCCGCCGCGTGCCGGCCGGCGCTTCAGGGTGAAGTTATTCCCAGATACACTCTGGATCTGATCGATTTCATAGCTATAGCGTCCGTTTACCACGGTCGGGTCGTTCCAGATGATGTAATCGCCCGCGGCAAACACTCTGCCGTAGTTGCTGGTGCCGAAGATGGGGGCCGTTAGACTAACAGGGTCCGAGGTCCCGTCAATCGTTCCCTGTGCGCCCCAGGCCATATCGGTGGTGTCCAGAGAAGGGCACTCGAAGATGAGCAGCTCATAGCCGGTGTTCCCGCCGAGCGCCACGACCTTTTGAGTGAGCGGCGTGGCCCAGCCCTTCCCCCAGGCGTTGCTGATGAATTGATCGGTAATCGGCTGGCTTAGTTGCGCTACCAGATTGACGATTTGTTGCTGCCGGACTTGCGGGACGGCTTGGATCTCGATGGTGAGGCATCCAGGGATGCCGACGCGAGCGGAAAAGCTAAGGGCTGGAGATGGCATTTACGTTTTGTTTATTGCGATCCGCTAAGGCAGCTTCATCCAAAATTACTAGTTCGCTCCCTCGGCCACGAGCCGCCGCGTTTACATCATGCGCCGTAAGCCAAGAACTCAGGGCCTCAAACCCCTCTTCCGCATCCTCGGTTACCCGGTTGTCCCCCAACCCAATCACCAAGCGCCAAAGAGGTAAAGATTTTGCAATTAGAATCCTGTCCCCGCTCACCTCGTCATAAATGTAAAGCCGATTGTTTGCCATGCGTAAAAGTATACAATGTTTATTCGCCATCGTCCTTATCCTTGCGGCTGAAAGCCCATTGAGCAAAGGCCCCCGCCAGCGTTGAGAGCGTAGTCAACAGCGGCATCAACCCATAACTGGTTTTTTCTTCTACATGCCCGAGCGCGATAGCCGCCGCGAGAGACGCCAGGATCGTGAGTAGGCAGAATCCGAACACCATGCGTTGCATATCGGAGTTGAGCTTCATCCCGATCCCCCCTCGACTGCGGCGTAAAGATCCACCAGGACCATATCAATCGGCTCATTCATCGTCCAACGAATCACACGGTTTCTGGTGCGCCCCATGCGTCTCCAGCGGACGTCCCACTTGTACTGACCGGTCCCGCCTAGATTCTGCGGCAGAAGTGACCCGTAAGTGATGCCGCCATCGTTGGAGATTTCGAGATTACAGACCGGAGCGCTCCCGGCGCCCGACGGTGGAACAAACCCACAGAGGAAGTGCAACACGTACTCATTGAAGTAGTTCCAGTTCAGGCCTGTTGCAATGTGGGGCGAGATTCTGATCCTTGGAATGCCGGTACAGTTCTCTTGAAGGAACTGCATGGACTGAAGATACAGGTTCCCGGTCTGGTAATCGCCAACGCAATGACCGATCTCTGGGAAAAAGCCGTGATAGCGCCCAATATCAGCATGCAAATTGTTCGATGAATCCACCGAGGCCCGCTCATGCCAGCCGATCTGCGGACCAATCGAGGAATCGTAAACCCACGTCTTATCGGGAATTGGGAAATGGATCACCCAGAAGAAGTGACCGTTTTCGACGTAGCTGTAGGAGCTCGCGCCGGCCACATCGTACAGGCTCCAGGTGTTCTCAATCGCATGGCTAGAGATCCTGACCGGGACCGTCCCGCGAAGCTGCCATGCGACATACTGGCCGCGCGCATCGGAGCCGAGCCATACCACCGTCCCGTCCATCTTTGATACCGCCCACGTGGATGCCAGCCCGTTTTCGATCACCCCCCCACCCGGAAGCCGTTGAAACGCGCTCCCTGTCGCCGCGTTGGGCGAGTCCTGCCAGAGCTCGATAGTTTGGGAACCAAACACGATCAGGATTTCGTAAGCCGCGAATACCGCCATAACCGGATCCGAGTTCGCTTCCTTGGTGTCGAAATCAAGAGCACTCCAGGTCGTGGGATCGTTCAGCCCGGAAATAAAGAACTGCCGGCGCAGCGGGTCCGCGGCATTCGGCGCCATCGAGACGATAATGTAACCGTCCATGAAGGTGGCAGAACGAATGAAGTTTCCGACGCTAAACTCCGGGATTACTTGTTGTTGGATCAGCCAAGCGACAGCCGCTACAGCCGTAATGGTTAAAGTAAAGGAGCCGTCACCGTTGCCCGGCTGTGCGCCAGCGAGCGTGGTGGTCGAGGCTCCGCCCGTGGCCGCATATCCGGTGCCATTATATGTAACGTTGTACCCTGTTACGCCGCCTGTGCCGTTCACCCCAGTCACGATGTACTGCCCGGGAATCAGGCCGCCGTCTATCGTCCCAGTGTCCCCTACCGCATACCCGGAGCCGACATTCGTAGGGGCCGGGTTCGTGGTCGAAATCGCCTGCCCATAAGCCGCAACATAGGCGTTTCCGTTCGCCACCACAAACAACTGATTCGGCTGAATGACAATGATTTGGGCCGGGAATAACTGCCCTCCAGTCCCCGGCATGATCTGCTTGTCTACTGTCCCGATAGTAGTGGCGGTGCCGGTCCAGAGTTGCGTGCCAGAGTTATAAACCGCCGTGATCGCGTAGAGCGTGGAGCCGGAAACTACAAAAAACAGATTGGTAGTCGCGGTATAGAACGAAGCGTTAGAGGGGGTTACCGCGGCAACCGGAGTATCGGCACAGGTGCAGAAAAGCTGCTTCCCGGGCGACATTAGGTACTGCCAGGGGTTTCCCGGGCTGGAGTTGGCCTGAGACTCCACCTTCTCCAGAAACATGTTGACGATGCGCTGCGTATCCGCGGTGAGCCCGCGAGTCTGGTATGCCGGTCCTACGAATCCCCAGGTCTGCTGTTCCGGCATTAGCGGATGACTCCCTGAAGGATCTGGCTGGGGAGCATGGGAGGTGCCAGGAGTTGAACTTGCGGCTCTACTTCCGAAAAATACTGCTTGAGTTTATCGACGCCGTGAAGTTGGATGTTTGTAACCGAAGGCTCGTAGAACGTCCCGCCGTTCGTAGTGATCCACTTGCCGCCCTGATAACCGTCCTTACCGCTGTAAATGCTTTCATCGCTGAAAGTCGGGTGATTAGGCTTTTTGAACTGATCGGTAGCGTGACCGCGCGCGTCCGTCCCCTGACCTGAAAGGAATAAGCCATTGACATCATAATCGTAACGATCGCCAAGTGGATTCTTGCCAGTTTTCTTGGTCTGCTGGGCTACCCATTGATTGAACGCAGCCTGTTTTTCAGGCGGAATCGGCGTGTTGTACTTCGCGGTAAAATCTAGCGGGTCGGCGTTGCGCCAGTCGTACATCGAGACATCCGGCACACTAGAACGTGTCCCATGTCACGTAAACCACATCGGACATCGCCACATAGACCGAAATCTGCGCCAAATCATAGCCGCCTTGAGCCGTGGGCGGAAATGTGAAGCTGGTGGCCTTTACCAAGGGAGTCCCGACACTTGAGCTGGCGGTAGCATCGCCATAAAGCGCATCGGCGCCATTAGCGGCCGGCGCACTAAGGGAAACCCAGCGGACGGACAATGATGTCGAGGAAAGCGCCACTGTCGCTGCGGTTCCCGTTATCTTTCGGGTATGGATGTCCCCGGCCTTGATCGGCAGCAGCAGGATAGCAAGCGCCAAAAGTAGTTTTTTCATAGTTTTACCGATAAACCAGCGTATTGTTGTACCAGTTGTAATACGGCCCGATTCCGATAGGCCCTAGCCCATCTAGCGTTATTCTGGGAGTCTCTCCGTTGCCGCTCTTTACCGCGGCTCTGGCATCTCTCGCCTGGACCCGCAATCTCGCTGCAATCTCCCCGGTCTTGCCGAACGGGTTACATAGACGCTCCGCAAGCGAGTACATGAATGCGTCGTAATAACCCGGAGGGAATACGAATTGCGTTGCCAAGCTCGCGGCCTGCCCTAACTGTTGGCTGGTCAGAATCCGAATCTCATAGCTCGCCAGCGACGGCGTACCTAGAAAGTGCATGGTCCCGTTCGGATAAGTGGTTTCGTACCACATAATCGCCGGGATGCTGGTTGAGTAGTTCAAAACATAGAAGTTGGCCCATTCGTCTGAATTCACCAGAGTCAAGGGAATATAGACGTTGGGGCTCGCCGTAGTCATGACGATGGCGGCGTCTAGGATCTCTGTCGGCCGATCCGCGACGAAATCCGCCCCCGGACCTTGCCCGATGGTATAGGCCTGCTTCGTTACCCCGAACGGGTAAGAGTCCAGCCTCCGCACATACTGCATGAGCGGAGAGCCATTGGAGGCGTCGAGAAACGCATTCCCCCGAGTCAGCCCGAGCTGCATATCGCCAGGATCTACGGGCTGGCCGGGGGTTAACGCGTTAATCTCGGTAAGGGCGTCGGTGATGATCTGCCCGAACGTGATTGCCACGTTTTTACTTCCCTTCTACGAACCGTTCATAAAGCGGCGCCTGGCCGATGGTCAGTTTATTGGCGGTGTTTAGCTTCTCCAGGGTATCGGCTATCAAACGCATGGCAGCGGGTCCGATATGAACTGCTTTAGTGGTTTCGGCTTTATCGTCCCAGCGGATCTGCTCCCCGGCTTGCTCGATCTTGAATGCCGCCGATTCCTGTTCGGAGAACGACAACTCCCGGCGCAAATCGCCTACGATCCGCAGGTTTACGATATTGCCTTCCTGAGGAAGGACCGAGAGCAACTGCAGGCGCTCGGCAATCCCCAAGTCGTAGCGATGGCCAAGGTCGGGCATGGCCTTGATCTTCGGAGCCCCCATTTAGTCAACTCCAGCAAAGTAAGGGATACGGAAAGGACTGCCACCCACATTAATGACGATGTAGCCGTCTGCGGTTGAATAGGTGCCGGGGGTTGCCGGGACCATTGCCGAAGCAGTATCGAAGCTGAAAAGTGCCGTGATCCCACTCCCGCCAGCACCGCCGAAAATGTAGAAAACCTCGCTGAATACGGTGGTGCCGTTGTTCGTTATATAGGCCATGCTCATCTTGCCGGCCGATACGGTTTTAGTCAGATGAGAATCGAGCCACAGCGGGGCGAAATGGTCCACCGCCGTCCATACCCCGCCATCTTCAATCAGGCCATAGAGCGCAGCCCCGAGCCCGCTGCCGCTGTTTATTGTGCCGTTGTTGGCGATTTGGCCATAAACGCCAATGAGCGAAGCTGCCCCCATTGTGAAGGTTGCGGCAATCCGCGCGACGCCTTGAACGCCGCGAACTCCACCGGAGGTGGTTCCGTTGCCTTTCCAGTCAACCGTAAGATCCAGGCCGTTATGAGCCGTAGCGGTCCCGGTAAATTCCGACTTCATCTGGACGATGAAAGCATCCGTCGTCGGCCGGTTGATGAACTTCGTCATCCCGTTCCAGCGCCAGAAATCTGGAGAGGCAAGCGTGGCGGTCTGCGTCCCGCTCGGGCTCAACTGGATGCAGTTGTCGAAATTGGCGTTGATGTCTCGGATATTCTGGTAGGAAAACGAGCCCCCACCGGTGATGGTCGTCATGCCGGCCATTTTACGCCACCTTCAGTGTTCCAAGGAGTCTCTTGGCTTCCGTGAGTCGGTCTTGAGCGGCCTGCAATTTGGCCTTGGCTGCGGTCGTCGGATTTTGCTGGCTATCCACTACAGCCTGAGCCTCGTCGACGGCATCCTGAGCCAAACTGACCCCGGCAACCGCATTGGAAAGCTGCTTTTGCGTAAAAGCCGGACTCGTCTGCTCGTAGGTATGCCATTGGCCGGGTTCAAAACCGTTCGTAACCTTGAACCGGCCAATGCAGGTGCCGTTCTGGTTGAAAACGATCATGTCTACCGAATCGTCCGGACCGATGCGGGTCACTACGGCCGGATGGTCGAAATTGAACTGATCTTTCGAAACGACGATAGGCCAACGGACGGATGCCGCAGCTATTTCGGCGGTCGTCGGAGGCGCCGCGGGTGCGGTGGCCGGAGCGGGCTTTACTGGAAGTGTTGACATTTTTTCTCCTATTCTTCTTTCTTCGGTCTGCCGCCACGGCGTTGCATCAATATGGCGTCGTGCTGGGATAACAAGTCCTCGATTGCGGCAAGTCTCTGCTCAATCGTTTGCGGTTTTGCCGGCTCAGGCAGGGGCGGGAAGGGAGTTGAGGCCCACCCCTGCTGCATAAGGGCACTTTCAAGCTGGAACGTTTCGACGCGTCGAGTAGCCCCTTCCGGGGAATACATCACGCATGCTGTATAGGCTTCAGTTTCCATGTTAGTAAGTCGGATACCACTTGGTGTCAGCCGACGACCACGTAAAGCAGAGCAGTTTGCCAATCACCGCAGTGCTGGCGATAGCAATGTTGGTGGCATTGGTGGTCGTATAAGCTGCGTCCGGGATGGTACAGAATGTCCCGCCGACAAACGTAGCGGGGAGGGTCCAGCCGGTAATGGCATTTGAGCCAGTCACATGGAAAAGAGGACTGGTGACGACCGTCAGCCCAGCGACGGATGCGACATCCGCGGTTGGTTGTTTGGGCTCATTGAAGTTATTGAAGCCCGGAACCCACGCCAGAGTCTTGGTGCTGCAAAGCCACTGATTGCCGTTGTTCTGGTTAATCCAGGGGGTGTAAAGTGTGTTAGCGGCGACACAGGACCCAACCGGATCAAAGCTCTGGATGGCCTGCGCCGCGTTAATCAGCACCGCTACCGAAAGAGCCGTATGGGGCGCCCGGAACTGCGAGCCGCGCGAGACAGTAACGCTAGTCGCGCTATTGACCGCAGTAACCGTTACGAGTTCGCCGCGGCCCTGCCCGCCCTTGTCAATGATGTAGAGCTTGGAAACCGGATTGGCTGCGGTCATTCCGGTGGTTGAAGCCACCGCGAATGTGTTTTGGTTTACCGTGATGGCGTTAGTAACCGTAGTCGAGGTGAGGGCTGTCTGCCCGAAGGCCGAAACCGCCAGGAGCGTGATTGCGAGAATCAGTTTGGTTTTCATTGTCATAATCTCCTTGTCATCTCCCGGTTATGTGCTACTCAAGACCCGCACCGAGCAGGCATTCGAGTAAAGCTCTCCGAACCCGATAAGGGTATCGAAGCGGTTTACCATGCGGCGCTGCGTCGGATCAAATGCCCGGATCAAGCTGATTGCGATTCCGGTCTTGGGATCGCGTTTCATGACCGACATTTCAACCGCTTTCGGCATCATGAGATTGACCCCAACCATTGCGAAGGCGTCTCGGCTGAAGGCGAGTCCCTGAGTCCCGGTCGACGCGCTCGGGGTCACTGTTCCGGGGAACAAGGTCAAGAGCGCCGTGTTCAGCGGCAAGGCGTCAACATTCTGATACTGGTCGCCAGGGCCGACAATTCCTTGACCGTCTCCACCGGAGATATTCAGCGTGATGGTCGAGGCGCTTGCTACCTGATCGCCAACGATACGGAATTGGCGCAGAGTGCCGGTCGAGCGGCGAGTTGATGGGTTCACGTTATTGACGGCGGCGATATTGAACACATCGCCATCGTTGAAGGTGTCGCCCGAGGTGCAGTTCACCAGCAGGGTGGTGCCAGACTGCCCGGAGGTGTTCACCGTGACGCTGGCCGGCGTCTGCCAATTGCCTGCGGTGTGCGTATAGAGCGACATCGACTCAAACCAGGTGAAGCCGCGGGCTGAGCCGTAGTACCCTTCTTTGAACGCTTTGGAAATCGCGTCCTGCGGGTTGAATTGGGTCAGCGTCCCGTTGACGACGGAGGTCATTGCCGCGGGCGTCATCACCATTTTGTATTCCGCCGGCGGGCAGGCGTTCTCAATCATGCGCTGGCGGGCGGAGCCGGCCAAACTGGTATCCGTTGGCGTGGTCTTGAGAGAGCCGACGATATTGTTCGAATGCCGATACGCGAACAATGAGGCGCGAGAATCCATCTCCTGAGCAATCTGGCTCATGTAGGGATCGAGAATGGTCTCCCGAATCCACTCTTCGCCCTTGCCCATCTTCAAAGCTTGCTCAATTGAGTCGTATTCGAAATCCATACCGAAGGGCTGGTCCACCGTGATGGTGGTCTGGCGCACGTCGACCGGCTGGGGCTGGTAGGTGAACCCGTCGCGGATCAGACCACGCACCGGATAAGGGATGCGAACCGTCTCCCCGACCGCGAAGTCCTTCTTATACTCTTTGTTGTAGGAAGTGTTGAAACCATCGGCGATTGCCAGACGGTTGACGAGGATGCGGAGCGCTTCCTGCCCGATCCAGTTTACAAATTGAAATGTATTAGCCACTCAAATTCCCTTTTGCAAGGGAATCCGGGCTAAATTAGCGTCGGCGCTTCCCTGCGGCTATGTCGGCGATATCTTTGGCATTCGCTAAGCGAAAGATTTCCTCGATATCGTCGGCTTCACGAGCAGCAGCCAACGGGTCCGGAGCCAACTGGTTTCTGCCAGCAAGCTCGCTAGGTGGTGGCGGCGTCTCGGTTACCTTTTTGGGTCCAGGGGGCGTTTTCACGCTTTGGGCAGGCTTCGTAAGGGAGAGTTCAATTCGCGCCAGAGCTGCGATTTGCTTTATAGGCGACATCGCTGCAATCTGGCTGGCTTCATCCGGGTTTGATCCCAAGTGGTACAGAATCTCTGCACCGGCCTCGGATTCGAGCAGGAAACTCGCGCCAGCTTGGAATCTTGGGTCTTTACCCACCAGATCCTTAACCGGAGCAATGACATCGTTCCAGTCCGAATGCTCTTTAGCGGCGGATTCAACCTGCTTATTCCACTTCTCCGCTGCCTGCTTGCCTTCGGATTCCTGCTGCTGCTTTTTAGCTTCTTCCGCCCGTTGTGCTCGATCTTCCTGAATTGCCTTAGATACTCTGTAATCCGTTAAATCCTCAGAGTATTTGTCTTTGGCGGCCTCATATTCGTCCCACGTCTTGAATTCCTCGACGCGAGGTTTAACCGGGGCTTTCAGTTCAGCGGATTTGGTTTCGGTAACGGGGGGCGGGGCCGTCTTTGCGCCACTATCCGAATCCAGTTGCCGCTCTAGATCGGCTTTGCGGGCAAGTCGAGCCTGAAGCTCCTGGATTTTGCTGTCGAGTTGCTCAATTCGAGCCTCAACGCCTTTCCCCTTGCCTGCTTCCTGGTTCCCTTTGGACCTTCCCGATTCTTCGGGCGTCTCAATGGTTTTTGGTGGCTGGGTGGCGGTTTCAGCCGGTTTCGCCTCGGGCATCGTCCCGTGAAGCATGAATGCGTCATACTGCTCCGCACTCAAGTCCGCCAGGTCTATCCCGGAATCTTGTACTTCCTCTGCCGCGGGCGACGAATCCACGACCGTATTAGCGTCTTGGGCCATTCTATACTCCTCGGTGCTTAAAATGCAACTAGTTTCTGCGGCGAACCCCATCTGCGAACAATAGTGCGGATATCGCAGTAGAGAAAACGTCTACATCCGCACGATCACGCTTCCACCAAAAACACACCCACATCCCGTGGCAATTAGCATAAACCATAGCCTTTAGATTCACTGCGCAGCCCCGTTGACCGCTTGCGCCGGCTCCGGTATCGCGCTGGGATGAATCCCCTGCTGCCCTTGATCTGGTCCGGGGGCTAGTTCGGATTCCATGAGCATATCGGCGCGATGCTCGACGGCTCCAATTTCTGCCTCAAGTCGCGCATCTATAGCCGCGGCCCCCAGCTTCAACTTGGTCATGTAGATGTTCCCGGCCACTGTATCGGCATTGATGGCCCGCTTGTTCGCCATTTCCATTTTCGCTATTTCGGTCTTTTCCTTCAATTCTTGTTGGAGATGGCCAACCATTGCGGTGGCTTGCTGGAGCGCTTGCCCCTGCTGCTGCAATGCCTGCTGCATTTGCTGAGGATCTGGACCCTGCTGCTGGGGAGGATCAAAGATATCAGCGATTTCGTCACCGATAGGCCCGAGGTCCATCAGTCTGGTGGAGTTTGCAAATAACTTGGCCGCTGGTCCACCCGGCTGCTGAATCGCGGCTGCGGCGATTTGTGGAGTTTGAGCAATCGACTTGGCGTACTCATTGCCTTCCTGCCGCTGGCTGTCCATTGACGGGCCCACGGAGATAGTCAGTTCGTGGTCGCCCTCATCCGTTGGATACTCAACCGTGGGCGGCGGTTGCCCTTGTTGCTGCTGGCCATATTCCTGATTCGTCCCCGGCTGGGCATTAAGCGTGATTACCTTGCTCTTTTCATCATTGCCGATGATGGAAACTTGCCGCTCAGTGTCATAAACCACCGGGATCAAGTCATTCAGAATGCGGCCTTCAAACTCCAGCGCGCGGTCGTAATTGTCGATGAAGTGGAAAGTTTTGATGTCGCCCTGATTCTCGAACTCCTGGAGGGCCTTGCCGGAAATAGGCGAGGTTCGGTTGCGCTGTACCTGTGGATTACTGAACCCTATAGCGGCCTGGATGGCCTGGCGGGAGGCTTGGGCGTAAATCTCCAGCATTTGGATTTCGGGAACATAGCTTGGCCGCTGCGGAAACGGCAGGAGTTGGCCCGGCGGTGCGCCTTCTACTGTTGGCTTCACTTCCTGATAAGCGACTGGCTGCTTATGCAGAGACTTCATTTCCTCTTCGTGATTCTCGACTTGCCCTTCATAAACGAAATAGGGCGACTTCGATGTTAGCTGGATCGCTTCGAGCTGCGCCGTCCGGGTGTAGCAGTACGCCATATAAGGCGTCCGCGCCATGCGGATCAAGGATTGCAGTTGCCGCTCAGTGTCGCCGGCCGGATTGGGAACAAAGAGCTCCTTCCCGGTGATCATCACGTAGGGGATATACTTCCCGCCAGTGATCTTCTTCCCGGTCTGCGGGTTTGTGACGCTGAGCGTCCAGGGCGCTTCCTCAAGCAGTTCTATGCCGTTGAACTTGTACTCCACAATGAAGCGGTCTACCATCTCGCGGTAGTTCCGCACCTTGCGGGATTTCATGCCCTTGGCTTCGAGGTAGTTGTCAGCGGTGACGGTGGCGCCTTCGCCGGCCTCATCAAGATACGCCGTTTCGTCGTCATCGAACCGTAAGCGCGTCCGACTGCGATCATGAGCCTTCCAGTAGGAGGCAACCTGGATCTCATCGTCTCGGATCCAGTTCGGCGCGGAGTTCATGAGTTCGGTCGAGAAACTCTGGATCTCGGCCTTGGGGAATCGGCGCCGGAATTCCGCCTTGCTCATGCGATCGAGCTCGAAGCCATCCCGAATGTCTGAGTAGTCGGCTTCGGTCCCATCTGGGTCTGGATACCAAACATCCGGGTTCGGCATCCGCTCAAGCCGCAATTCCTGCAGTTCGCTGGAATCTGAGATGTAGCGGCGCTTGACTTTGTAGACCCCGTAGGAGCGCATGGCTGCGTTCTCAAAGGCCGTGATCCTTGCGGCGTCGGCATTAGATTTATAGCCGATAGCCTTGATCATCCCGGCGCGCATCTCGGCGGTTTGATCGTTCGCCCCGTTACCCGCGGGCGTGACCTTCGGAGCACGCTTGTTCTGACGCACGCCGTTTACAAGCTGGTTGATGTATTGCGAGAGCTCATCGAAGGACAGGCATAGGCGGTTAATCGCGGAGCGCGCGTCCTTCTCCCCCTGTGGCCACGGATCGCCGGTCATAAACCGCATATCTGTAGCGGCTTCGTTGCGGATGTCTTTCCAGCGCAAAACAAGATAATCGAATCTTTTTCTACATTCTTCTGGCGTCGGCGCGATTACCCAGGACGGGATGGAGGGGGATTTCTTCACTTAGGAGGGGCGGCGGCGTCCGTACATATGCACATCTGGATATTTGGGACTGGACTGTGTCTTTTTGACACGTTGTAGCGCGGAACTGCTTTTCTTGGCGTGCCCCATTGAGGGATCGGCGTGGAGCTCGGCTTTCATCTTGTCCTGCTGGGCGCCGGATAGCGGAGAACCGCTAGATAGCATGAGTTTGACCTGCTTACGAGTCCAGGGCACTGTCATCCGCTCCAAAACCGCCCCGATACCACCCGTAAGCCTTCTGGCAGGCATATTCCAAACGATACTCCTCCCTGAGCGGTGCGCGCTTTACCCAGCGCCTCCAGCCACGTTTGTGCCCGTGTTTTGGTTTCATTATTCCCCTAGCATCCGATTCGCCTTTGCTCTGATATCGGCAGCTTCCGAGCCGCTCAGCTTGCCACGCTTCACCATTTGGGTCGCCCTGGCTTTCGCATTCGCGGCGTGAGCCCGGTCTGGCATCGGGTATTTGCGCTGCCCGGGCAAACCGAACTTGCTGGATGGGATCTTTTTGCGAGCTGCTGCCTTGAGCTTCATTGATCCTCCCCGACTCCCCCGCAGACCATCACAACGATAATGGCAATCGCCCCGCAGACTACTCCGATAGCGAAGGCGAACCAAGCGCTCATTGACGTAGAGCCTTACGCTGCCGCAGTTCTCGAATACACTTATCCTCCGCCATGCGTGCTGCCCATTGTGGGCGAATCGCCCACCAAACCATGAGTGCCTTGTGCTTCAGCGCGGCGGGACACCAGCCCATGAGCCACCGGTAGTACAAGCGATTCATACTGGCATCGTCCCCTTCGGAACAAAGAACTGCGATTCCCGCTCCCAACGCGCTTTCGCTATCATACACATCTGCTGCACAGAGATCTTGCCGTCCATGAAATCCGCCATCTCGGGCGAGGACCAATGCCGGCCGTCTTGCGATTCATGGCAGTGCTTTTTGAGATCCAGCATTAGGGGAGCGTTTCCTCTTCGGATTGAATCGCATCTCGCGTAGGCTTATGCAATAGATAGCGAAGATCGGTTAATGGGCGGGGTGTTTCATGCAGCCGTCGAGTCGCCGGTTCCGGGCTCTCCCCGGACACCATGCCCCGCCTGTGGTTGGTCTCTTCCACTGAGTCCACGTTTGGGTAGAAGTATACACCTATAGCAAGTTGGAAGGCAAATGTTTCAATCGGCACCCCAGTGGCATTCGTAAGCTGCCTGAATGTCAGACATGTACAAGGCCTGCCGTAATTGATTAATGGCGTCCTCCGCGGATACCGTGGATTCGGCAACAATCCCGGTCTGCGGGTCACGGAATAGGAAGAAGCGTTCTCTCCCTGCCCTGCGTTCCTCGAACAATTCTGGCGTTATCATGACCATGCGCTTATTGGCAATCGCTGCGTTTCGCCTTGCGGCTTCTTAATCTGCGGTGCCTTAATCGACATCGCCATAGTCCTCAGCGCGTCTGCGGGGTGGCTGGCTTCGTCGTGCAGCGGTTCCCGCTTCAATGCACCATTGGCACCCGGGGGGCCGTACCTGTAGCGCCGCAGCCCCTTGAATCCCTGCTCGCATTTGGCCTCATCGAACCAGCATTGGCCGAACATCGTGCGAACGGCATTGATGCCATCCGCCACGCTTTGCTGTGGGAGCACCCGAGCCTTGAAGCCGGCCGCCCGGATTAGCTCCTCAATTGATTTGCCGCTGCCCAGCTCCACGGCGCCGCCGTCCCAGGGAAGAACGCACTGCCCGTAAATGTAGCCCTTGGATTGCATGATTTGCAAGTAGTGGCCGATTTTCTTGTGTGTGTCCTGATGGTAGTCGATGACGCGGTATTGAAAGCCTATTGCCTGGGCGAACCACATGGACACCATATCCGCGAACCCCAAATCAAAGTACACATTTACCGGGCTCCGCGGTTCGTACGGCACGATGGTGATGCGCTTCTCTTCTTCCGCCTTCTGGATCTCCTCCGCGTAAATCGCTCCCTCGACCGACGAAATGGGCTCCCCCAGCCAGATATGCTTGTACTTCTGCGGGAAGTCGCGCTTGCAATCCTCCGCGAGCGTCCGCATGGTGGTCGAGAGCCATGGATTCTCAAGATAGCTGGTGCGGATGTGGATTGTGTTCGATGGTGGCCGATAGGTCAGCATCTTATACAGCGGATCGTCGACGAACTCCGGGTTCCAGATGAACCAGAGCTGCGACCCTTCCTCGCGTACTACCGTTGGCACAAAGACTTCAAGTGAATCTTCCGAGAGCTTGGCGGCTTCCTCCACGATAGTTCGGTTGACGCCTTTCAGGGACTTCTGATCCCGCACGTTCTCGCGGATGCCAATGAAGATGAACTCGCTGATGATCTGGCCGCCCTCACGCCGGAGAATACGAGAGTCCTGGATCTCGTAGGGTCCGTTCTGTGAGAACCCCATGCCATATTTGTATATCGCATCGGATAAAAGCTTGTGGCTGGAATCCCGGATGGAGGCCATTGTTTCGCGCGCACAACAGACGCGCATGGGCCGCGATATGGCGTCTTGCAGGGCTATCTTGTGGACTTGCTCTGACTTCATTCCGCCGCGGCCGCCCGATATGCTGGCGAAGGTGTGGGGGGTGTCAATGAGCGGCCGGAACTTGGGGTGGATCTCGATGCGTATCCTTGGGGCTGCGGTCAATTCTTGTGCCATTGCCCAGCAAACATTCCAACACAGTATCCAAAGCAGAATCCGAAGATAACAGCCAAGACAATCACCTGCCGCTCCTGATCGCAGCGGCAATCAAAGCTCCATCACTGGTATCATGGTATCGCTCGGCTTTGGCTTGTATTTCTTCCGCGATCTTCGCGCAGCGCTCCCGCTCGGCCGCTTGCCCCTTCAGGAATATCCTAGAGCATTCATCGCACATGAAATACTGATTGTGCAGACAGAAATCGATCACCGGGCTAATGCGCGGGAACGGTTCTGTTCTATTCGGTGCTCTTTCCATCTCTTGCCTCCAGGATCACCACTTCCCAACTGGGCTTTAATGTGCCGTCTGGGTTGGAAACTTCGATCGCTTTCTTCTTTGCGTGGATATATTGCGCCAGCTCCGCATTCATCTTGCCGCGGAGTTCCGGGGAGCAAGCCTCGAATAGCGTCCCATAGCAGGATTCGCAGGTTCGCAGCCCCACCCCTCCATTCGGCAGTTTGTATGGCGTCTTGCCCTTGCCGCGGCAGACTCCGCAGGGAAGCTCGTTCAGGGCTATGATTACCATTCCCTCGAACGGATCACATTTCAAGCGAGCGCAAGTCTCTTGAACTGTACGGGTTAATAGGCTGATTCCACCCTTAGGCCGACCCGATCCCGGACGTTTTCCGCCTTTTGGCATTGATTCTCGGTTGATTTATTCTACACGATTTTCGGGCTTGTAGACTCTGGCGATGTGCTGGCTGAGCGGCAGCGGGATCTTGGCTATCTGGGCAGAGGCGGCTTTGCGGCGCGGGTCTTGTGAGCCGAACCGGGCGATTCCATCGTCGAACCATGCGTGCCCACGCAGACCTGGTTGTTTATTACCCTGTAGACCTTCACCGCAGCAATTTGGACAGCCGTAGCGCCCTAACTCGTCCGGGAACTCATAGCCACAAAACTCACATTTCCGTAATTTCCCAAAGTTCAAGTTTGGCCGCTGCTTGGGCATCAGCACCGGCACATCACCCCACAGATAGAAACTTCCGTAGTGCCATTTCGCTCGGCCTACCCAGGGCTGCGCGCCTTTGACGTTCTCGACTACCAGCGGCACATGGCCGGCTTCTCTGGCGATGCGGAAGCACGCCTCAAATAGCTCATTGCTGGGCGGCGGCAGTGCCTTGGCGCGTTTCCAGGGCATTGCACGATAGCTGTACGCTTGACACGGTGGGGACGCCACAATCACCGCGGCATTGCGGAACTGCGAGCCGTGGAGCGTCAGAACGTCCTGAAGGACAAGTTGGCCGGGATAGCCGCCCGAGCCGTAGTCATGGCGCTCGACATCGAAGCCGATGCAGTCATAGCCTTCTGCAAGGAAGCCTTCGGACCAACCACCGAGGCCGCAGAATAGGTCGATGCAGAGCGGCTTGGGCGCCAGCGAGCCACAGGTAACCGGCTTCTGAAACTCCCTCCCCAGGGTTTGTTCCTTTCCCGATGTCTGTGGCTGGCTCGAGCTCACTGAATCACCTTCTCCGTAAGTCTTTTCGAGGCTTCTTCCATGTTCATTGCGTGGATCTCATCCGCTGCCTTTGCAAGATAGTGCCACATGGCCCCAACATCCTGATCCTTTTCGAGATACGTTTTGTATGCGTACTGCATGCCGATCCCCAAGTTATAGCTAAGAAAGGAGATATAGAAACGCCGCGCTAATTCTTTTTCGCGCTCATTCATCCTGCCAGTACCCGCTTTCTGGCCTCATTGGCCTCATCGATAATCGCCGGCCCCAACCGCGCCGCAGAAACTCCTGCTGGGCACGTGCAGAACCGATAGCCGTTAAATTCATCGAATGTAACGCCCTTATCACAGCAGAACATGCAATCCGGGTATTCAGGGAAGGCATTCAGTAATTCAGGCATATGCTTCCACTTTGGTTCGGCTTTGGAAGCGCAGAAGGATTGCCCATGCAGCAGCACAGCAATCTTCTGCGCTCTTGGGTTATGCCCCTCACTTCCGTCCCGGCCCCAATCGCGTCCGTGGCGTCTCTGAGGCAGCCACGGCTAAGTCGCAACTTAACGTGATTTCTCAGACATCCGACTGCTCGCCTTCCGACTTGTAAAGCTGGCTGCGTCGTATAGCAGTGCCCTGGTAGACGCAAATCCGCATCGCTCCCCACGTGGTTTCCCCGCGAAGCGACACGCAAAACGCGAATTGTCGAATGGTTCCCACTCGCAGTGCAATCCGGCCCCGGATCGGATGGGGTGCCCGTTTCCGGTAACACCCCTTGACGCGATTGGGACAACACCATCATACTTCAAGCTCCCGATTGAAGCAAGCCATTAGATAATTTATAGCGTCCCCGTACCCTCCGCGCGGTTCTCGGCGCATCTGGATGCGAAAATAAACGTCCGCGAAAGCCATCCCGGCACGCCTGGACGTTGCTCCGCGCTCTATGGCTCTGTCTATCGCCCGCGAGAGAATGGCTCCGGGTATGTCGCGCAAGCCACCAACAGCGGCCCCCTGTATGAAGCCGTCGCGGTAAGCGAGAGCGCCTGGAGTCGGGTATTCGGGGTCCCACGCGGGCTGTGGACTCATGCCGCGGTTCCATGGCGGGTCGCATGAATAATCGCCGGACGCGCCCATTGCCGTTGAAAAGTGCGCCACTCAGGAGCTGGTCGATGCTTTTCGGCGCTAGGCGTCTCCGGTTGCCAGAGCATCGCGTGTGGGGTAAACCCAATACCGAGCATCTGGTTTAGCCGCTTGGTAGCTTCCGCGAAGGTATCTTTGGGATAGCCAATTAGGACATAGGCGCGCAGGCGGTGCGAACACGCGGTAAATCCCGCTTCAATCATGCGGTCTGCTGCACTCTTTAATGTCTCGAATGGATCGCCGGGGTCATACGCAAAAAAGCAACTAGGGCGTGGCCGGAGATCCGCAAGTAGCCCAACCTGATAATCCTGAAGAGCTAGCGCCTCAAGCCCCCCGGTAAACTCGATCTGCCGCCCTTGGCGCCGCAGCATATCGAATACGGCGCGAACATGCGGCTCTGGGCATGCCAGCAGATTATCATCCAGAATGTTCCAACCATCCGTTATCGGGATAGGCGTAGCCTTGCCTTGAGTTTTCCATACCGAACAGAACCAGCAACGCCGCGGGCATCCGCGAGATGTGAATGTGTATCCATGCTTAATGTAACGACCAGGGGTAAATTCCAACCCCACATTCCCGTAGGCTTTTCCGCTAACCTTAACTGGCGCCACATGCTTCCAATCTTCTGCTAGCGCTTCCGCTTTGGGGATATCGGCAGTGAAGGTAACGCTCACGTGGATCTCATCGGCCTCAACAAATAGATCTGGTGGCCCAAAGAAAGCCATATCATCTTGCGGAGTCGCCTTCGTTATGCGGGGGAACACGCGCGCGAGCCTCTTCCGAGGCGGAGCACTTATTATTGAAACGAGATCTATCACGTATTAATTGCCCTCCAGATCAAAGACTTCCAGACCGGCTTACCCGACATGTGCGATCGCAGCGATGGCCTCACCCTGTCTGTTTTCTCGCACCATTTGAGCTTGGCGGCCTTCATGAGAACCGGGCCCAGCGCTCGATCCTCGCGCGTCGACGGCAGATCGCCGCATACCCATACATCGTCCGAGATGAAGCTTTCCCGTTGCATACAGGTCACATGGACCGCTTCCAGGGCCAGGTCTTTCCAGTCATCTTCGGCGTTATCCTCTACCTGCTGGATGGCGTCCTGGGATTCCTTACGGACTACTTCAGGATCGCGGCCGATGTGGAATAGGTCTTGCTGTTCCATAAGCTATCCAGCGAAGTCCAGTTCTTCGTTCACCGGGGCGGTTTCATGCGCCCGCCGCTCGAACTCGAATACCTCTTGCGAGAGGCGTTTGGCTGCGATCTCGCAGTAGCGCTCCTCGATCTCGATACCGATTGCTGGCAATCCAGCGCGCTTGGCGGCGATTAGCGTGCTGCCTCCGCCACTGTAGGGGTCGACCACAACGCCGCCGCAAGGGAACTGCCGCAAGCACCATTCCATAAGCGGGATTGGTTTCTCGGTTGGATGCTGCTTCCCGATATAATCTCGAGAGGCTAATGGATCGCGGCGAAATATCTTGGCATTCCCATCCCAAGAGCACCAGGCTTGCTCACATTCTGCAAAGTCACGCCCAGCGAAGCCAGCTCCTTTGTCCCATAGAAGAAACATCCTCGATGGCCTTAGATTGAAGTAGTTACCGCCCCATATGCAAGTTGGAACTTCCGGCAAATGAGACAGGTCCACTGCAAGGCTATCCCATTCCGGGTGGACGCTCGAGGCGGCACGCAATCGCCCATATTTCCCCGTTCCACTTGAAGCGCCCACTCCATATGGCGGGTCCGTCAGCACCAGATCCACCTTCGGCAGCGTCGGCAGCACTTCACGGCAATCCCCGTGGTAAATCGTAATCCCCGCGTGCTCATAATACGGATTCATACCCTGCGCCTCAATCCAGACTGCCTGTAGAATTCTTGAAAGCCATCTATCGTGGCCGGGAAGTCCACGCCAGCCAAAAGCACCAATGCGCCGCGAGCCCGCTCCTGTTCGATCCACGCGACCTGATGTATTTTGGCCTTCTCTGCCTTAGTAAATAATGCGCGCTTGCCGTTGCCGCCGCGTTCTCGCTTCCACTCGATCCAGAGGATTTGTCCCCAAGATTCATACGGGGGCTTCATGGCGATTTGATTGATACAGCCCGTCCAATATCGGATGAATAGATCGTCCGCCATGCCCTTCTCTTGCACTCCCATGCCGCGGAGATGCTTCAGGTCTGTGCGGATGCGGCGCCAGCCGTCGAGCTCTAGGAATTGCGAGCAGGTTTCCTGGATGGAGGCTTCCGAGATACGCGGCGCCAGCCGCCCCGGATCGAGAATGGGTGGTCTCATTGCGACACCGTAATAGTGTCTTCACCCAATACCCACTTGAGAGCGCACAGCAAGCCTGAATTGTTATTGAATGCCGCCATAGAGTCATCGTCATATTTGCCTGAATCTGATATGCGGCGATTGAAAGTCTCAAGTTTGTCATGAAGCGACTGGACTTCTATTTGCGTTCTCATTCCGCCTCCGTTGGGTTCAGGCGCAAGAGCTTGCCGATATGCTTGTAAAAGCACTGCTCGCCGCAGAGGTCGCGGTACTCACATTCGCACTCCTCCCATTCAATATCCAAATCCCCAAGCAATAGAGATATAGGGCCATCCAGCGATGTCCTTACTACGCCAATCATGAACCAATGATTCGACGCACCCTTGACGCGCTGGCACTCATCGCAAACGGTGTGGTTGACGTTCACTGATGCCTCAGCCAAGCTAAGAGTAAGTAATGTCTCCAGTAAGAGCGGAGGAGTTTCATGGTTTCGCCTCCACCAAAGTTGGTTCTGCTGACGCCGGGGCGGTTTCAGGGCGTACGACTTCAGCCTTCGCAATGAGCCTGTCCATCTCGGCTATATACACTTCCAGTGAGTCCTCAGTGGACGCGCTTACCAACTTGAACTCCCGCAGATTTCTATAGCCTTGCCGCACACGCTTCAGCATTTCAAGCAGTTCCGGGGCTGCTGCGATCAGGCGGGCATTGGCCTTAGATTCTTCCTGTCCTTCCGCTTCGCCAGCATCGCCTGTTACCACGCATATTCGATTGTTACCTGCCTTTTCCTCGATGATTATCTCATCAAGGCCGGTGGTGTACGGGGATATGAGCCACGGACCCGGCGTATGCTTCACTGGCCCGCTCCTGAAACCAGCGCCGCGTCTTCTGCGTTAGTCTTTGCCGGATGGCCAATGCATTCCTGTTGTGCTTCGATGGTAGCTACCCATTCGGCTATGCGTTCGCGGGTCCACTCGCACAAAGCATCATCATTGAGTTTGTAAATGGCGTCCATAAGGGGGCAATGTTGCCCTTTCCAGAAGGATCCGCGCGGGATCGTAACTCGCAGATCAAGTATCGGCCACACCTCCTTAAGTCTGCCCCAATGGTGAGCAAAGCCAACGGCTTTACGGGCCGCTCCAAGGGCGCAGGTTCTTTCTGCCCCATCGTGTGCAGCCATCGGCCCCATCCCCTTCGGGTCTAGTATCGCTCCCAATCGAATCGCTTCTGAAAGTTTCATACATTCCTCCTCAACCAAGCATCCTCTAACAGCTTCTCTAGATAGAAAGAGAAGATCAGCCCCTTCTGCTTAGCGTCCTTCTTGAGTTCACGAAGTCGGGCTGGCTCGACCCAAGCGGTCAGTCTTTTCATGCCGGTTCTCCTACTTGGACCGTGTGCCTGCTTGATGTCCATAACATAAGCTGGCTGTAGCATCGGCAAATCAACTACCTCAGAAGGATGGAACGCGACTGGCGCCGCAAACCATTCCTTGCCCTTCGAGCATGAGCCGTAAAGAAGCCTCATTTTTTGATGAACCTTGGCCTCTAACCGGAAGTCCCCACGCACGCATCCCAAGAGAACCCCGTTTTTATCTACCGATCTAAGCCGGTCACCTGGGAATGAGGAGCAACCCACCTTTACCAGATCACCGGAGCGCAAGAAGTACACATAGTACGGCCTGCTTTCATCCGATAAATACTGAGGATGGGCATTCATTTTATGTTCTCTACGGCCATCCCGGCCCGGATCAGCCGCTCGATCAGGCGCCCGAGGATCATGCCATCGCGATCCGCGATTTTACGCAGGGTTTTTAGAAGGTCACCCGAAACCTTAACAGATTCTTTCTCCATATGCCTGAAGTGTACACTATTTTCTATTTCAGTGTCAAGAGGTATTGACAAGTAGCAAATTGTGGGTTAGATTAAAGCATGAACCTCGAACAGGAAGCCCAACTCAACCCCAAAGAGTTCTGCCGCGACTGCCACAAGTTCGCCACCTGGCAGGAATGCAGCAATTGCTACAAGCCGATCTGCGATGAATGCGCCATCAAGTGCGCGGAATGCGGCGCCGGGGATGTCCGGTGCGTCTCCTGCGCGATTAAGGCGGGATTCGAGGAGTGCGCGGGCCACTGGTACTGCGAGAATTGCCCAGTACCGGAGCCGGAGCACGAATGCAACGATTGCGGCATCATGATCCCAACTTCGCGCCCAATCTGCACGCTCTGCGAGAAGTGGTACGAAGAACGCGGCTTGCCATTACCCAAGCCCGAATTGCCCGAGAATGTTCTGACTGAGGGGGCCGCGCCGGAGGGCCGCATGATGAAAGCCACGCTAGAGCAGCAACTTGGGTTTCTATCGCGCGATGTATTGCCCGTCTTGAAGGCCGTCGCGAATGGGTACAGGTATACGCCTGGAGATTCCGACCTGGACGACGAACAACCGGTCCATGTCCGCATGACCCTTGGCGATTACCGCCGCTCCGTTCGCCTGAGCTATGAATTATCTAAGCCGCTCCCCGAGCCGGAACTACTGGCTCCCTCCGTCCCGCTGGTGGAAAGCGAGAACGAGACCATTGCGTAGCGCCACCAAACGCGGCATCGGGAAAGACCCAGCGTATCTGAAGTTCATTCGGAGCCTGCCCTGCTGCGTCTGTATATTGCCTTGGAGATTGGAAGGGAGCGGCGTTTCATATTCCAACATTCAAAAGACCCGCACTGAGGCAGCGCATACCGGGCGCCGTGGAATCTCCCAGAAGTCCGATGATCGAACCTGCATTCCCCTCTGCGCGGAACATCACCGGGAGGGTCGGGGCGCGATCCACCGGGTAGGGAACAATTTCTGGACCCTGCACAACATTGATCCAGCGAGGTTGATCGCAGACTTAAATGCTAGATATGAAAGCGAGAGAACATGAGCACCAGCGACCAGGACTTAGTAATCAAAATCCCGGTGGACTTACCGGCGGAACGAATATCACGCCTGACCGGGAGAATGGAAGTCACCCGCAGCTATGATTTCAAGCTCAACATGGAGCGCGTAGCTGGACCCGAGCTTCGGTATGAATCACGCGGATTTTTCATGTCGGCCAAGACCGAGTGTGCGATCGAGGATGAAGAAAAAACCGCGGAACTCCTGCACTCTTATTGCAAGCATGAGGTTCTAA